TATACAGTCACTTGGTGCTAGTCCTTTAGACGTCATTGCTATTCGACCTTTTTTCAACCTACACAAGGTTTATCATCATTGTTTGAATCCTGGACAAACTCATGAGTTTCGTCATACTGTTTTTGTGAATCGGGTTATCAACAATGAAATGTTGAGCAACGAGAGTGGTTCTGTCATTGATGTTGCAGGATTTACTTATCGCTATCTTTTTGTTGCTCGTGGCCAGCCTTGTATTGCTTCCCGTGGTCTTTCTGCAGCTGAGGTTGTTACTGAGCAAGCTCCCAAGCTTGCAGTTATTTACAACCGCCGTTGTTCCTTTTCCTACATCAAGGATGAGGATCGCAATTCTCGGTTTGTTATTGGTCTGCCTGGTGTGGACACTGATTATATCGGGAATGTTACGTCCAAGCTACGTGCTCCAGATGTCCGCTCGGTTACTGCCTCTAACACTGTTGGTGTCATTGGTGTTGGCACATATTTAGATAACCAAGTATAATGTCGTCCAGATGGCAAGCCAACGCTTTACGTTCCCGAGTTTATTTTCAAGCCCGTTCCTCCCAACTTGGGAGGAGGCAGGGTCCTATTTCTTTTCGTTCGTACGCACAGCATGTACGGAGGGAGTTTCGTACGCGTCGTGCTTTGCAAGCTTCTATACGGGCTTCGAGAAGCCCTCAGAGTCACGGCCATTGGGGCCGAATGACCCGAGCTCTTGTTCGTCGTAGGAGACGTAATTAGGGTAGTGCACTATATTGTAAGTAATTAGATACTGATAAGGTTAAGGTAAGAAGTTTTGGTTCTAGAAAAGTAGCGGCATAGTATTACCCGCTACTTCGTGCATGTGCAGCTCTTGGGAGGAGGAACATGCACCCCAATTTTGAGAAAAATGTCCCGCTCGCGCAACTATGTTTTCACCCTCAACAACTACACTGAACAGGAACTGTTCGCCATCAGGTCAACTGTACATGGCGGGAGGGCAAAATACATCGCATTTCAGGGAGAAATCGGCGGAGGTGGAACGAAGCACCTCCAAGGACTCGCCATATTCCGCGATGCTGTTACCATCAGGGCTGCTGGACAGCGACTCGGAACCGCAAGGTTCCACTGGGAGTGTATGCGTGGAACGTTTGAGCAAGCGCTCGCGTACACGCGCAAGCCCGACACGGCTGACCCCGACCTACCTTGGGAGGAACATGGAGACAAGCCTGCCGTCGGCCAAGGCACCCGATCTGATTGGGAAGCCATCCGAGACAAGCTCAAGGATGGAGGGACCCTTCACGACGTTGCCGAGGAGTTTCCCGGCCATCTCATTCGATGTGGGCGCGGTATCGAGACCCTCCAATCCCTTTATCGACGCCCTCGCGATCCCTCCCAACCCCCAACCGTGTTATGGTTCTGGGGACCCACTGGAACAGGAAAGAGCAGAGCTGCGCATGATTCATACCCTGATGCGTATGTCAAGATGCCCGCCAACAAGTGGTGGGACGGATACGAGCAGCAGCCTGCAGTCATCATTGATGATTATCGACGGGATTTTTCCACGTTTGCTGAGTTGCTGCGTCTCCTTGACAGATACCCTCATCGAGTTGAGAAGAAGGGAGCTTCTATCCAATTCAACTCATCCACCATTATCATCACTACGCCAAAGCCCCCCGAGGAAACGTGGGCGGGTCGCACTGAAGAAGATCTCGCCCAATTGATGAGGCGTATTACTGAGGTTCGTGAGTTTAAAGCTGATATTGCTGTGGCTCCTCGTGTGTTTGCCGACGGCTTTGTGCCCGGCAATTAATGTCATAATTGAAGATGAAGAGGTCCCGTTCTTTTTCGCGCCGGTCAGGCATTAAGAAGCGTCGTATTAGTCGCACGCGTAAGGGCATGCGATTGCGACGCAAGGCTCCTCATATCCGTGTAGTTAATCGTTCTCAAGCTAGTACGTTTTCTTCTATGAAAGATGGTCTCAAGGTGAGTGCCATACAGAAGAGGCTTATTACAGCCTATCGTGCTGCTGCGTCTAATACGTACATGGATGATGGTTCTCTTGAGATTACTATTCCTACTGCTCAAAATGCTATTGGTGCTCAGGCTACGTTTGAGTTGAACACTAATTCTTTGTCTTTTATCAAGGCCTGTATCAACTCTGTCGGTGAAGGTGTTAGTCCCGGTTCTCTTGTGAATACTGCTAGATGGTTTCTGCGTACCACCGTTACCTATTTTCAAGTTGCCAATATGAGTACTTCTCAGGCTTTCTTTGATATGTATGTGTACAAGTGTCGTCGTGATTCTGCTCAAGGCGCTCTTGGTTTATGGAATCAAGGTTATCTTGATCAGACGAATACTTCTGGCGCTAGTGGTACTATACAGTCACTTGGTGCTAGTCCTTTAGACGTCATTGCTATTCGACCTTTTTTCAACCTACACAAGGTTTATCATCATTGTTTGAATCCTGGACAAACTCATGAGTTTCGTCATACTGTTTT